ACTCCGACATTGAAGATAGCGCCCGACGCACAACATTAAATACTGTCGCCGCCAGCGCCAAGTTCTTAATCCGCTTTAGCAAGCTGCTAAAACCGCTCGTCGCTTTATTCGCGGCCTTTTTGGCCGTATCGCCTAGCTTTTTAAATCCGTTTTGGCTTCTCTGGATCTCCTTTGTCTGGCGTTTTACTTTTGATGCTGTTGTTGAAACTGCTTGCTCAACCTTTTTTGCTTGCTTCGCATTTTTCCCAGAACTATTTGCCGCGGCCTTGACTGCCCTTTCAGTTCCGTGCATTTCTTCGGATAAGCGGTTGCCTTTTGATGCCGCCAACTCAAGCTCTTTTTTTAACCTCTGCGCTTCCCCCGTTGCAGCAGGATTCATTTGAATTTCTTTTAGCTCTTTTTTGAGCTGCATCCACTTTTCTGCCGCTTCTTCTGACTTTCTTTCTAAAACTTCCAGATGCGCAAGTTGATCTTGTACAGCCTTTGTGTCTATTTCTTGGCCAGGCGAGGTAATTTTTTGCATGGCCTCTAATTTTTCATGTCCAGCCATTACTTGCCCATCAAGTTTTTCCATCTCTCGGCCAGCATCTTTAAGCTGCCTTGTTAAAGATAGCTCTTTTGATGTTTTCTTTTCCCCAGAAATCAGAGCATCATATTTTTGTTGTAGTTTTTCTACAAGCAACGCTTGCCGCTGAACTGCCTCGCTTTGCTTATTAAGCTTCGCAGTTAGCTTTTCAATATCCTTATCAAGGCCAGAAGTGTCGCTCCCAACTTTGATTCTTATCTGACCATCAGCGCCCGGCATTTCATCACCTCTATTCGCCTAATGCTTCATTAAACTTGCGTATTTTTTCTTGCTCCTCCGGCGTATAGTGTCTATCAAGCGTTTTCTTTATGGCAAATTTCTTTTGCTGCTCCCTTAGCTTTCTTCGCATTTCCGGCGAATAATTTTTTAGTTCCTGCTCATCTAAAGAGCGCCACTCTATTACGTTGGACAATGTGGTGCCCTGTATTTCCTGCAAAAGGGCCAGAAACTGGAACCAGTGCATATCTGATTTACTTAAATCAACATTGTGTTTAGAGAAAAAAGCGGCGAATACTCTTGAATCGTCTTCATCAAACGAAAAGTATTCATCCGCTTTTTCATTCGTGGCAGGTTCTTCTTTTTCCCTTCCACCACTTAAAAACCATTTTAGCCCGGCCATTGCCTGTTCAAATGGCGGTACGCCGTTTCCATATAGAAGCCTGAGCGCTTCCCCTATCTGCTCATAAGCTCCGATTTCCCCATCCAAAAAACTGCCTGCGTCTGATAAGCATTGAGAAATTAAAATGCCATAATAGAAGGGGGTATGAATTAAGTATCCCTCATAATTATCTGGCAATGGATCCAGCAGCATATTATAGCTCATTATCGCCTGCCGGCCGCACGTCGGGCCGCTCTATTGGCATACTTCTTTTCGATGGCTGCAAAACGCTCTCCTGTGAACTCCTCTATCAGGCCGGAAACCTGGTTAATAAAATCCACAACCAAATCAATCATCGGGCACTCAATGCCGTCTGCAAACTTTCCACATGTCCCTTCCCCAAAAAAGTCATCGATTAGCTTTGCCGCGTCTCTTTGGCCCCGCTCTAAAACCTCCAAGCATTTCTCGATATCTTCTTGGGCAATACTAAGTTTAGCGCTCTCTGCCTGAACACGCTCGGCCAAATCCGCAATATCTTTGTGAAGTTTATAATACTTTGTCAAAAAAATAGAATTGCCCAATTCAAGCGTGATCGTGTCGCCTTTATCGTTTACCTCAATCGTTTTTGTTTGGCTGTCAACTATGATACGTCTATTTCCCATGATTCCCTCCATATAAATAGGGGGCTAATGCCCCCTTCAAAATTATGCCGAAGCTTTCGCAGTAAAAGTTTTGGTTGCAGGATTGAACGTTCCTTCCTCTGCGTCTCCTCGATAAGAAATGGTATATCCGATTGTAAGCGGATCTTCTGCCGATCCGCCATAGCTATCGATTGAGATTGCAATTTCCTGCTTTTCTGCCCAATATTCCCCGTCTTGCTGCTCATCATAAATATCTACGTTGAGAAGCGTTGTAATGCCGTCGGCCCCGATTGCTCTCTTTCTGCGCAATCCGTTAATGAAATCATATACGGCATCACCTTTATTGGCATATTGCGTTACGCCAGAAGAGGGCTGATATCCTGTAACCTCTGTTGTCGCGCTATCCTGATCGATGTCCTGATTTGTAACTGTCTGCGCGTTATAATCAATCGACAAATCGGATACACCCTTGCCAATTCGTGCGTATGTCTGCGTTTCGCCTTTCGGCGTCGTGTCCATAAAATGTGCTAATTCACTTCTTTTTTGAGACATTCTCTATTCTCCTTTGTGATACTCTACCCGAAATAGTCCTTGGTAATCTTCATATCCGCTCTCGCTGCGGTTAATTAATGTTGTCAGCGTTGTTGCCACGATATTCGTGATTTCCCTATCATCTGAAAGCGCCGGATAGTTTTTCAACTGATAGCTATTACCTTCCGGGTCTTCCAAAACTCCACCTTCAAGCCAAAGTGCCATCCTGTCTACGAGATTATACCTGTCAAATCGCTCCGAATCCGTAGAGGGCATTGTGCGATAAATTAGCTGAAAAGGAAACTGCGCATCATATGAGCCATCCAAGTATTCCCTTGTTTTAATGGCTCCGGCCACGGGCGCAAATCCCATACATAGCCTATCAGGCTGCAATCGCTGAAAGGAAACTCCGTTTTTTTGAATTTCTTTTGGAAGCTCCGGGAAGCTCTCCAATAATTTTTGCACAGCCATCGCAAGCATTTGTTGCTCTGCTGCCGGCGCATTACTCTGGGCTTGCTCTTTCATTTCTTTCTCAGCTCCTTCTCATAACCCCGTCTCCACGCTTTTTCATTCTGCGCCTTTGAAACTTCAAACCATCTCGCCTGAGCTGTTGGGCTTTGAAACGTTAAGTCCTTATCTATCACTTCTTTCGCCTCTCCTTTTTTTGCCCACGCGCTACGGCTTTCTGTTCCGACCATCACTTTTCCCATGTACAAAAAGCGGGCATATGGCCCGGGATAAACAATTTCGTCTCCCTCTACATGCACGCCTCCTGCCATAATACCTTGTTGCTTTGGTACATACTGATCGGTATCAGAAATAATTTGCTGTCTTAACCGATTATCCGCCTTGCTTATTCGCTCTTTAGTAGCAGATAAGTCTAGCATAAATGAAAAATGCGGTTTTATAAACGAGTATTTGCCCCTCATTTTAAAATCACTTCCAGATGCGGCAATATCCCGTTATAAAGCGTTACCGAGGCAATGAGATATACATCGTCATACATCGATTTTATTTGCTCAAAGCTCCCTGTAAAAGAAGTGCTGCCCGCTACAATAAAGCATTCGTTCGCACCAAAATAGACAGCTTGAGAAATCTCTTCCGTATTTTCCCATTGCTTTGGTCTCATGTACTTTAGGCCATCCTCGCGCGTATATATCTCACCATCTTTCAATTCTAAAGGGACTAGCAATAACCCACTACTTGCCGCTTCAATTCCAAATGCTTTCACAGTAACTGCCGTTCCTAGTTGAGCTTCTACCCCTTGCAGCACACGGGGCAAATACTTTTCTTCTCTTTTGCAATATATTGTTACGGTATCCTGGTACATATAAAGCCCCTATCGGATAACTCTACTGATAAGATTAATGCCCTCGCGCGGAAGTAGCATTTGTTGCATTGTTAAGGCCTTTACCCTCTGGAGTTCTTGATAGCTCATATCCGCGTATTGCGATTTTGGAACATCGTATGATTCTGATACGGCACCAGCAGAGCGGGATTTTACAACCCCGCTCTGTATAGCACCTTGCGCGACTTTTTCATTTTGCTCTACGGCATATTCAATTTCGGCAACTGCACAAATACAATTCTTCACTTGTATTTGCACCTTCTCTGGCAAATCTTGAAATTTATCCTCCTGCACGCGATATAGAGTAAAGCTCTCAACATCCCTTTGCGCCTGAATAGAAAACTGATCGAAATCATCCTCACGAATTTGTTTCCCACAATATGCATCCGTATAGTATTTATAAGTCGCTATCATTTTGCTTCCCTTCTATCTACTATGTTCCAGGCGTCGGATCAGGTGTTGGCGTCGGCGGTACACTTTTTAGTTTTGCGACAACCACCTTTTTGGGGTTGGTAATTGCTACTGCATAGTGCATACTTCCTACAATCGTTGTAACAAAGCCCTTAATATCTCGTGCAGATTCAACAAGCGTATCTCTTTTGCGAATAATCGTAAATGCGCGCGGATCCGTATCCGTCTCCTCGCTGGACAGCTTAACAATCGGGCAAAGATAATTCCCAGATGTGAGCTTAACCCTATTACTGGGCACAATCTGGCATCCGGCAATCTCACCAATAACCCCGCTCATCACAACAGGAATAGGATATCGATTAATATCCCTAAAATCAGCATCAAGCCGAAGTTGAGTAACCTGCTTCGGGTGAATAAACATAACCTTGGGCTGCTGGTCTTCCTCTCCAAACAAATCTACCGCATTGACAATCGCTTCATAAGAAATTACATCAGTGGAACCGTTATAAACCGTTTCCGCAGCAGAAAGGACAGCTGCACAATCTGCGTCAACCTTGCTCGCAATGGCCTTTGCAATCTGGGTTGCCGCTTCACCAATCGGATCACCATATGCAGACAACAACGCCTCATCTGTCAAATGCACAGACTTTGCAACCTTTTTGACGGTTGCGGTCGTCGAAGTAGCCTTTAATAGCGTTCCTTCCACGCTTCCACCCTCTGCCACATCAACGGCATCTCCAATATAGCTCCATGCGGGCATTGTAATTGTAGAGCCCGGCACACCTACAAGTGAATCATCAATGTGTGCGAAAGGCTGGAATTTAATTGCGCTATCCAGTGTTGCCGATACCATATCCCCTAATACTTCAGGGTCAATCATGTTTGCCAATTTTGAAACTTCTGTTGCCATTTTTCTTCTCCTAATTCTTTAGTCTCTCATATAACTCCGGGTTCGTGCGTTTAAGCTCTACTCGTTCACGATAGCCCATTTTCACAAAAGTTTTGCTATCCAAATCCGTAACCTTTTGTCCGGCCTGATTTTCCAAAGTTTTTGTGAATTGGGCCTTTTGAGTTTCTGCGTCCGCAAACGCTCCCGGATCTTCCTCTTTTAGCTTGCTCATTAGTTCATCTAAACCGACAACGCCGCTTTCTGTAATTGGCAGTTTTGCAGCCTTTGCCTTGGAAACAGCAGATTCCTTCGCCGCGTTTGAAGAAAATTCGTATTTCCCCAAACCGCGAACAATCGCGTCCATTTCGTCGCGCTCCGCAATTTTCTCTTGGTATTCTTTTTCGGCCGCCTTAGCCCTTGCGTTTGCATCTTCGATTTGCTGACGCAGACTTTCTAAATCTACACCATCAAATTTTTGCAAATCTGCTTTCATAGCGTCAAGCTGCTCACGCAGCGCATCTCTCTCGCCGTTTGCTTTGTTTAGTTTGCGCTCCATTTCGGCAGCCGGTTTATATGACTTTGCATGCTCTGCCAGAAACTGGCTCTTTGCTTCCTCGCTTAACTCTGCACCGATACTCTCCAACAATTCTTTGATGTCCGTCATGTCTACTTCTTTTCCTCCAATTATTTTTCAAGCGGTCTTGCTCCGCCATCTTAGCCGCTTAAAGTAATGTTTTAGCAGGTGCTTCTCCTGCGCGGCGTAAACTCTTTGCTATCAACCTATTTTTAGGCGCTCATTCATAATCTTTAAATCATGCTCTTTACAAAATACTCGATACTCTTTATTTTGTCGTGTCAATTTTGCAGATACCTTTTTGAGCTTCTCCCCTGCGATTCGCGCCGTAGTTCCGTCTCTCGCGGTATCTCTCGCAGCTTTTAACGCTTGAAGCTGCCTTTTACTCTCTCTAATATTTCGCTCTTTCTCCCGCTGCTTACTCTCTACCTCATACTGTTCCTTAGCTTTCCCCTCATCATATTGCGGCATATTATTTTTCATGGTTATAGGGTCGAATGGCATTGCATGGTGCCGGCAATTCGCACCCGCATATCCATCTACCTTCCCATATCCTGTGGTTTCCTTAAAATCAGGATATTCCATAAGTTTCTCCTAGCGTATCGAAATTCACATGATATACTTTTCCTTGCCATAAATAGTGGTTTTGGTGGCCTGTCCCAGTAGTGCGCGCATTATAATGACTGCTTACAACAACATGTTCCCACCCCATTTCTTGCATTCGCGCAAATGTGATGCGTGTTGTCATCTGGTTAATACCCGTTACCACGGCGGTACGCGCAGCGCTTTCTATGCTTCGGGTTTGTCCGCTCGGATAAAGTACCTTTGCTACATTATTTCTCGCTAACTCGTCCACCGCATCTATAACAGCAGCACTATATGAAACCGCCCCAGACGCAATCTTGTAGTAAGCATTATCCAGAGAATTTATAAATGCCCGTTGGCTTGTTGTAGCTGTTGTGCGCGTCAAATTATATAACTCACCATTGGTTTGCCTAACGCTTGCTTTTAGAACATCAACTAAGCGTTTGCTCTGCTGAAATGGCAGCGGCTTTAACCCTGCTTGCTCATATACTTTATCGTCATATTCTAAGGCCGTTATTGCGGCATCATGAAAAAGCTGCTCAACCTCTCGTTCGCTCTTCCCTGTCAATTTTCGGATGCGCTTATTTATTTCCTCTAACTGCATTCCTGCTTGTTGTAATACGTAAATTTGCCATTGTGAACGCGGAATAAAAAAATCAGCAATCAAAAGGCGTTCCACTATGTCTATCAGGACATCTGTTTGGAACGCCTCGTAAATTGGCATTAATTTATCAGCTGCATAAGTGAGGTATTTATCATCTATCATGTCTCAAATGAAAATCCCTGCCGAATATCTTCGGCCTCCTGTACCATCCGCTTTGCTTCCTGCTCGCTATACCCTTCATATTCTACAAGATAGTGCCACTTGGGGATTATTCCTTGCAATACAAGCTGATATGCTCTTGCCCGGTCTTGCTCAAAGGTAGTCTGAAGGTCTTTAAAATAATATTGGACCTGTACTTCCCCAGATGGCGCTAGATTATAGAGATCCGCATATTTGCTATAAGCATAAATGAGTTGCTCATAAAACAGCTTTAGGGCGCCGCGTACATCTTCTATCATTTCAGTTACGCGCTTATCTATCATTTCTGCCTGTGTGGCAGTCATAGCATTGGCTGTCTTTTCCCCTGTGAAATACCCTTTACTAAATCCGCACAAGAAGGAAATGTCTTCTATAATGCTCTGCTTTCCTGTCAGCCTAACAGGGGTCTGCAATGCTGGATTATGTTCATGAAAAGTGGTGTGATCCTCAAAGCCAAACTCTGCCTCTAATACGAATCGAGGCGGCTTATATGGCCGCTTTGCATTTTCGGGAAAAGCTCCAGTAGGTACAAAAGTAATCTTGCCGCTATCTTCAATTTCTCGTATCATCATTGAGTATGAAGTATCCAAATCTTCAAGCTGCTTTAGAGCATCGCCATAACACGAAAACCCATATGCGCGGCTATATGGGTTTGCCGCTGGCATTTTAAAAACAGCAAACAACGGGCGCTCAATATTTCTAATTCCTATTTCTGGCTGAATATTTGCCCAGCTTGCCACAGATTCCAACGGACATTTTTTCCCCAACTCTCCCGCTCTCTCAGAAACATAGGCTCTGCTGCTCACTCTGTATATGTCATCATCAAAACGATGATATTCTAATCTTGTATAATATTTTTTCCCTACCCTACTATAATCAAAAAATATAGCTCCGACTATTTCCCCTATCGAGTTGATTTCCGTGATTAGAATCTCCGTGGGCATAACATAATCTGTTCCATTGAGCGAGGGCTTTGCAACCATCATTCCCAAACATGCACCATCTTCAAGCGCCTGCCTCACTTGATTTTTTTGTTGCTGTAGTAAGGCGTTAATGTATTTTGCCCTCGCGGAACCCGTTGCAGTAATCTCCGCATCTTGGAGCGACAATCGCGCTATCTCTTTTCCTATCGTGCGCCCAAAGTTAGTCGTCTCTTCTGTTTTATTAATCCACAATGGCCGTCCAACCCTTACACTTTCCCATGCCCTGAGCGCCTGCTCCATTTCTTTATTTAGCAGAGTATATACACCAAATTCTCGTTGTATTTTTTCAATATCGCTAATTGTATGCACTCGGAGCACCCTCCTTACTGTATCCCATAATTTCATATTGCTCCCTCTATGCTCTTGACCCTTTTCTTAAAAATAGCGGGCTTAGCGCATAACGCAGCGCGTCTATCGTATGATTGTTTGCATCCGGATAGCCGGTAACAATATTGCCGTCTTTATCACGCTCATACTCATATCTCGAAAGTTCCCTATATGTGTTCGGCGTCCGCTGCGGATCTACAACAATTTTCTTCCCGCATAACCACTTCATCCCATAATTAACCGAGCCTGGCGGTTTATATGCTGGCGTTGCAATAATACCCATCTCTCTATAATCAGAAACAGATTTCTTTTCTGCGCTATCACATACTGTTTTCTCGTCTGCATATCCGTGGTCGATAATCCATTTCCCTGTCTCTGCGTTGCTTTGCTTATTGGCGTAATACTCATCCAGAATGTATATCGTCTCATTCGCGGCTCGATAAGAGCATCGAACAAAGGCATATGGATCTGGGTACCAGCCCCAGTCAACACCCTGATAAAATCTGTCAAGTGCTTTTTCCTCTTCCTCTGTTATTGCTCGGGCTTCTAAAAATTCAAATACCGCGCCCCCTGTGCCAACAGGAATGCCAAGATACTCGTGTTGATATGCCTTTTCATTAACCTGCGCTAAATGTGCAGCGTCTTCTAAAAACTTTTTCCCCAGCCATTCCCTAGGCACGGAGAGATAGTCGCTAACATGAATGCGTACCTGCTTACCCAGCGTTGATCTGGCTTGGTTTACCCAGGCGCTTTGACTTCGCGGCGGATTGTATGACTTAAACACATATGTTATATCACCACCGCGAAGAATAGACTGCTCAATATTACGCACGGCTTCAGGCCCCGGAAGCTGATCTAGCTCCTCGATCCATAAAACACCTACATACCCAAATTGTGGCTTAATAGATTTTAGTTTCCCCGGATCGTCCGCACCTCTGAAATAGATATTTTGCTGAGTGTGTATGTTTTTTATAAGAAGCGGAGACTTTGTTGCCTCCCAATCGGCCTCTAATCCTAATTGTCCGATAGCCCATACAATCTGGGCATAGACGCTGTCTTTAAGCGTATTACTCACACGTCGCACACACACCGCGTGCATATTAGGGTGATTGGTTAATAGCTCGATAATTTTAAGCGATATATATGAACTTTTTGTTGAGCCACGCCCTCCACGCAATTCAAACTCCATCCCGTCCGGCTCGTTATCTACTGCCCGATTGAGATCAACAAAAGACGAGGCTAACAGCCTCGCTGGTAATTCTATCTGTTTTATTTCTCTATTTTCTTCTTCGGCTAAAAGTTCCTGCCACTTTTCAAACGCTTTGACATTCCCGCCGACCGCACTTTCCCAAATTCTCGCAGTTACAAGAGCATTATTGGTTAAATCTTCCTCGCCAACCCCTAGAGCTATTAGTTTCTGGCGTGCACTTTTCCCCTCTACCTCACTGTCGGCAATCGCTCTCGCCATCTCACGCATCGTTTTTTTCTTACGTTTTCCCTCATTGCAGGCCTGTGCGCCTTTCGACGCTATTTCTTTGCGTTCTCTTTGCGTGCGTTTATTTAGAGGTATTAAGTTTTCAATATTCGCCACACAATCTCTCTCCTGCTTTCTAAATTAATCCCATATCTTTTAATCGTCCAAGCTCTTCTATCGCTTTTATGTTGGGTGGCATGTATTTTTTAAAAACACGCATCTTCTCCGGCTTCCCATTGCGCCCAACCAGTATTTCTTTTTCCTCGTATTCGTACCCTTCGGCCAGTTTAATCAAAGCCTGTATGTCAATGCCTGTATTGTCATTTTTTGACATTTGACGAACCTCCACCACTTCGGTATACTTAGCTCAATAGGTTTCCTAGGGACCTATTCGTGCCAGAGGTTAGGCTTTGGCATGGCGGCGTCGGTGTTCCAGCACTGGCGCCGCATTTTTATTCTATTAGTTTTGCTTTCTCTCCGGTCAACGCCTCCCAGCGCGCGATAATAACATCGGCATACTGTGGATCATACTCCATCATATAGCATGTTCTTCCGTTTTGCTCTGCCGCTATAAGCGCTGTACCGCTTCCGCCAAATAAATCCAGCACCTTGTCTCCCGGATTCGTGTTATTCTGCATCTGGTAATCGAACAGCAGCACCGGCTTCATTGTGGGATGTTCTGTATTTTTTAGCGGCCTGTCAAACTCAAGAATCGTCGACTGCTTTCTATCCCCAGTCCAAACGTGAGCAGCCCCATCCTTCCATCCATATAGACATGGCTCATGCTGCCATTGATAATCCTGCCTCCCAAGCACGAAAACATTTTTGACCCATATCAAAACCTGCCTTATCGTCCACCCTGCATCTCTGCAGGCACGTCTAAAGATATCTGCTTTTGAATCTGCATGCCAAATATAGAATGCTCCGCCTGGTCTCAATACATCGTTTGCATTCTCAAACGCTTTTGTCAGCAAGTCCAACAGCGCATCTTCTTCTAAATTGTCATTTGCTATCTTTAAGGCATCTGTCGTTTTGCCGCTATAGTCCACACCATAAGGCGGATCTGTAATCAGCATGTCCATTTCATTTCCATCAGTCAGTCTTTTGACACTGCCTATGTCTGTACTGTCCCCGCACATAAGCCGATGTCTTCCTAATTCATATATCTGTCCAGCCCTGGCCTTTGGCTTCTCGGAAAGCTCAATCTCAAAATTATCTTCTTGAACTTCCAGCACTTCCGGCTCTGAAACTTCGTCGAATCCGAACAGCGACATATCTATATTGCCAATCTCTTTCAGTTCCTCGGCCAGCGCTTCATAATCCCAGTCAGATTGCTCCGCTGTTCTATTGTCTGCCAATCTGTATGCCGCAACTTGCTCATCCGAAATATCGCTCAAAACAATGCACGGCACTTCTCTCAGCCCCAGTCTCTGAGCCGCTTTTAATCTTGTATGGCCAACAACAACGATGCCGTCTTTATCAATCCCGATGGGCTGATTGAACCCAAACTCTTTTATACTTTCTGCAACCGCTTTTACCGCATCATCATTTTTTCTCGGATTATTCTCATATGGCCTTATTTCGTCAACATGCTTATATACTATTTCTCTCTTTTTCATAAATACGCGCCCCCGCCCCTGCGCCGTTTTATCCCGTGCCGCCAAAGCGGCTAACTCTTAAATATGAACTTTTTGTCTATCTCTCTTGATATATACGTACGTATATTATATAATAATATCGAAAGGTAGGTGAGCACATTGCCCGTTATCGCTAGATTCTATGGCATGGTCATTAAGATGTACTTTGCTCAACGAGAGCATAATTCACCCCACATTCACGCAGTATATGGAGAGTATCTTGGCATAATCGATATCCAAACAGGGAAAATGCTCGAAGGAGATTTACCACCCAAGGCCCTTTCAATGGTGCAGGAATTGGCCGCAACTCAT